CAAGTTAATGCAACGGCTGGAAGCACTTTTGTTTCTTTAGGCTGGACACCATTACCTAATCCAGTAGCTAATAATATTCAAGGCTATTCTATTTACATAAACGGAGATAAAGAAAGCGATGTTAGTTATGATATAAGCGGTAAAACAGTGACTGGATTAACAAGCAGTAGAAGCTATGATATTTTGGTAAAAGTAAGATACAATATTAACTCTGAGATAGCCTACTCTTTTGGAGTTGGACAAACAATAACTACATTATGATAAAAGACATTTTAGAAGGATTACAGTACGACTTTAAAGGCGAATACATAGACATAGCAAAAGGTAAATACAAAATACCAGAAACAATGAAGGAAGGATACAAACAATTAAAAAATGAGCTATGGCAGAAAAAATAGAGGTTGAAGTAGTAGCTAAAACAAGCAAAGCTGCTAAGGCTTTAAAAGACTTAGAAAACAACTTAGAGGAACTTTCAAAAGCTGGGCAAAAAAACAGAGAGGGGTTTCAAGTTTTAGACCAAGCTACTGGGGGTTATGCTGGAAAAATAAAAGACTTATCTGGCTCTGTTAAAGGTGTTATTAGTGGAGCTAAAGGGTTTATAAAGACTTTAAGAGGGGTTAAAGGAGCATTGATATCTACTGGCATTGGTGCTTTAGTTGTGGCTTTAGGATTGATTGTAGCGTACTGGGACGATATTAAGGGTGCAGTAGACGGAACTACTAGATCACAAAGAGAGGGTTTAGCTGCTGCTGAAAAAATGAAGGAAGTAACTACTGAGCAATTAGCCGTCACTAATTCAATGGAGAATACTTTAAAGCTGCAAGGTAAAACGGAGAAAGAAATAAAAGACCTTAAAGTACAACAGACTAACGAGATTATACTTGCAACAGAGGCTCAATTAGCCCAGCAAGAGTCAATGAAAAAAACGCAAATAGAAGCTGCTGAAAGAAACAGAAAAATAGCTGCTGGTATTATAGCTTTTTTGACTTTACCAATAGGCATAATACTTGGATCGGTAGATGCTATATCGCAAACACTTGCACAGTTAGGTATTATTGAGAAAGGAACTAGCCTAGCTGAGGACTTTGTACTTGGAGCTGCAGAAATGATATTTGATCCAGAGGAGGTTGCTACGGAAGCCGATGCTACGATTAAAGAAACAGAGGCACAATTAAGAAAACTTAAAAACTCAAGGGACGGCTTTTTATTAAAAGACAAAGACGATAAAAAGAAAAAAGCTCAAGAGGATACAGATAATGCGATTAAAGCTGAAGAGGATCGGATTGCTGCCTTAGAAGCTATAAGAAAGGGCGAAATTGACACAGAGGCTGAAAGAAGAGCAGAAAAACTTAGGCTTGTAAATGAAGAGTACGAAGAGCTAAAGGCTTCTGCAATTAAATACGGAGAAGACACTGCTGCTTTAGAAGAGGCTAGGCTAAATAAATTAAAGGAATTAAATGAAGGGTTTGACGAGCAAGATAGATTAAAAGAGGAGAAGAGAAAAGAAGAGGAAGCTGCTAAAAAGCTCATTGAGCAAGAGGCTTTGATTAAAGAGCTGGAGTTAACTAAAGAGTTTGAAATATTAAACTTTGAAGAGCAAAAAGACCTATTAAACCAAAGAGATGCTATTTTATTAGCAGATGAAACATTAACTGAGGAGCAAAGAACTGAATTACTAGAGCAAAATGCAGAGGCAAGAGCTAAAGTTGTAGAGCTAGAAAATAAAGCTAAAGAAGACGCGATGGCTAGTTATGCTAGTGCTCTTGGCAATATTAGTGGCTTAGTAGGTAAAGAAACTCAAGCTGGTAAAATGGCAGCTAGTGCTGGAGCTTTAATAAGCACCTATCTAAATGCTTCTAAGGCTAGGACATCACAATTAGCGATAGCTACTCCAGATGCTCCGATAAGAGCTGCTCTTGCTATGGGCGTTGAGATTGCAAGCGGTCTGCAACAAGTAAAAGCTATTAATAGCGTAAAAGTACCAAATGCTGGTGGCGGCGGTGGAGCTACTCCTAGTGGGGGTGGCGGTGCTGGAGCTACTCCTTTACCTCCTAGCTTTAACATAGTTGGAGCAAGTGAAACTAACCAGTTAGCCGATGCGGTTGCTGGACAAGCTAATCAACCAGTACAAGCTTATGTAGTAGCTAATGACGTTTCAAGTGCACAGAGTTTAGAGAGAAACATTGTACAAGGTGCAACGATAGATTAAATACAAAAAAACAAATAATAAACGTTATAATAATATGAGAATTGTAGAGCTAATAATAGAAGAGGACGAAGAGTTTTCAGGAATTGATGCTATAAGCATAGTTGAATACCCAGCGATTGAAGAGAACTTTGTGGCGTTAAACAAAGACAAAGAATATAAACTGGCTGAGGCTGATAGTGATAAAAGGCTATTAACTGGAGCTTTATTGATACCAAACAAGACTATATATCGAAAGGAGAAAGAAGACGAATACTATATTTACTTTTCTAAAGATACAGTGCGAAAGGCTTCTGAAATGTATTTAATAAACAACAAACAAAACAACTCTACGTTTGAGCATCAGTTTGAGCTTTCTGGGCTTAGTCTAGTTGAAAGCTGGATCTTAGAGGACAAAGAGAAAGACAAGAGTGCTATTTATGGTATGGACTTACCTTTAGGAACTTGGGTGGGGACTGTAAAAGTCAACAACGAAAAAGTGTGGCAAGAGTTTGTTAAAACTGGAATGGTTAAAGGCTTTAGCATTGAAGGTTACTTTACTGAGAAAACTAAAAAAGAAGAGTTAAGCAGAGAAATTGAAGCTGGAATTGAGTTACTTAAAATTAAACAAATGATTTTAGAGAATGAAAGCAGATAATAGCACACCTAGTTTAACCAGCCCTAAGAACAGTAGACGAGCTTGTTTGTGTAAAGGCAAGAACACATACAGTAGGAAGTGCTGCGACGGCTCTTTGTGGGCACAAGGTATTGGATCAATAAACAGAGTAACACCGATAGACTATTTACAACAAGAAAACGGAGACTTAATTTTACAAGAGGATAATTACAATATAAAAATATAATGGCAAATTTAAAAATAAGCGCTTTACCAGTCGCAACAGAATTACAAGGAGGAGAAATATTCGCTATTGTACAAGGTGGGGTTACTAAACAGACTACTTTAAACAATATAGACAACTATTTAATTCCTACTAACTTAACAGTACAAGCAGACGTAGCGGTTAATTTAGGCGATGCTATTTATGACGATGTAATACTTTTAAAGCTTTCTTGGAGTGGTGCAAATGGAACGCAAGTTTTAAATTTACCTACTGCTGCTAGTCACACAAATAGAGTTATAAGGTTTTTGTCTAACACTGGATATGCTAATGCAACTAGAACGGAATTAACTCCAATAGGTGGCGACACTTTAGACGGAAGCGTTTCTCCTTATGTAATAAATAAAGAGTACGAAGGCATACAAGTCTGGAGTGACGGAAGCGAATGGTTTATAATACAGAAAAAAGGATAATGAAAATACAAAACTTATTTTAAACAACGTTATATTGATATGAGTACAGAAAAAAGAGTATTTAGCAAATTATTCAAAAGCAAAAAAATAGATTTGTCTATAATAGGCGATTACGAAAGTAAATTTGAAACCTTAAAAAGCTTAGACCTTGAACACGATGCTAAATTACAAAATTTTAATGATCTAGCAGATGATTTATATAACTTACTTGTTAGGTTTGAATTAGACTACGAAGATTTACAAGATAGACAAGAACAAATAGAAACACAGTCTTCAAGTTTAAGTGACACTATGCAATTAGTAGAAGAGAAAGCAGAAGAGCTAGGTGCTGCTCCTTTTGAGTTTATGCCAAATTATAAAGAAGCTATTGATTTGTTAGACAAAACCTACGAAAATTATGCTAAATATAATTCAAATGCTGATTATATAATAAAAGAAAAATTACATTTTCAATAAAAACATAAACTATGGACAATAAAGTATTTGCAATATTAAAGAAAATAAGTAAACAAGATAAAGTAGAGCTTTCAGCCGTTGCTGACCTAGAAATTTCCTATGATTTATATAACGATGCCTTAGTAAGCATTGACGCTGCTATTGGAAGGGTGAAAGATCAATACAAAGAAATTACTGCAATGTTAAGTGACTTAAATTATGAACTTAGTCTTTATGAAGAAGACAAAGAAGACGTGGAAGACTTAAGAATGTCAACCAATGATTTATATAATGAAGTTTTAGACAAGGCAGAAGGTTTAGGCATTTCAATTACAGATGTTATACCTAATGCAGATAATATTAAAGCAGACTTAGAAGCTTTATTTGACGATGATGTAATAAGAGACGCACGAGAAATAGCAACTGGATATTAAGAGAATTAATTAAATAAATATATATATGAAAACAACAGAAATGTTAAGTAAAATAAAAAAACTTCTAAATGCAGACGTAAAGTTAGCAGAAATGAAGTTAGACAATGGCACAGTGATCGAGGCAGAGAGCTTTGAGGCTGGGCAGTCTGTTTTTATTGTTACAGAAGATGACAAAGTAGCACTACCTATTGGAGACTATTCGCTTGAAGACGGACGTGCATTGACTATTGAAGAGGAAGGCATTATTGCTTCTATTGGTAGCGAGGAAGCTCCAGCAGAAGAGGTTGAAGTTGAAGCTGAGGACGAAACTATCGAAACGGAAGTACCAGAAGAGATTGCACCAGAGGTTGAGGCTATTGTAGCTGCGGTTGTTGAGGTAATTGCTCCAGCACTTGAAGAGGTAAAAGAAGAGATTAAAGAATTAAAAAAGAAATTTGAGGAAACTCCAGACGAAGAGGACAAAGAAGAGAAAACAGAAATGAGCAAAAAATTCAGACATTCGCCAGAGAAACAAGCTTCAAAGAAAACAGAGATTAAATTCTCACAAAACAGACCAACAACAATTTTAGACAGAGTATTAAATAAATTAAACAAATAAAAATGAGAAAAAACGTAAAATTAAGAGATGTACTTAACCCAAGCGGATCTCTAAACGGATTGACTACTACATATGCTGGCGAATTTGCTGGAGAATATATTGCTGCTGCTTTATTTTCTGGAAACACACTAGCTAATGGAGGTGTTACAATCAAATCAAATGTAAAGTACCAAGAAGTTATTAAAAAACTAGCCGTTGGCTCTGTTATAGTAGACGGAACTTGTGATTTTACTACTGTGGACGACGTAGTAACTTTAACTGAGAGAATTTTAACTCCCGATGAGTTTCAAGTAAACCTACAACTGTGCAAAAAAGACTTCCGTTCAGACTGGGAGGCTATGCAAATGGGTGTATCGGCTTATGATAACTTACCACCTAAATTCGCAGATTATTTAATCGCTTACGTAGCTGCTAAAGTAGCTGAAAAAACTGAGCAAAACATCTGGAGAGGTGTTTCTGTTGCAAGTGGCGGAAGCACTGGAGAGTTTGACGGCTTCACAACTAAATTTTTAGCTGATGCAACTGTAATTGATGTGCCTACACCGGCTGCTATTACTTCTGCTAATGTAATTGCTAAAATGGGCGACACAGTAGATTTACTACCTAGCTCACTTTACGGATCAGAGGACTTATTTTTATATGTATCACAAAACGTAGCTAAGGCTTATGTTCGTGCTTTAGGAGGGTTTGCTGCTAACATCGGTGCTGCTGGTACAGATGACAAAGGTACACAATGGTACAACGGATCTGGAGGTTTATCGTTTGACGGAATTAATATCTTTGTTGCTAACGGATTAGCTGACAACAATATGGTATTAGCTCAGAGATCTAACTTATTTTTCGGCACTGGCTTACTTTCAGACCAAAATGAGGTTAAGGTTTTAGATATGGCTGACCTTGACGGATCGCAAAATGTGCGTATGATAATGAGATTTACGTCTGGCGTTGAGTACGGAATTGGTAGTGAGATTGTATACTACGCAGTATAACAAATAATTAATTAATAACGAAGAGGGGTGGGCGTCTGCCTACCCTTTTTTATTTAAAACAAAAAAAAATATGGCTTGTTTATTAAACACTGGGCGTAAAGTACCTTGCAAGGATAGCGTAGGAGGCATTAAAGCTGCTTATTTCGCTGACTTTGGATCAATGGGAACTAATACCATAGTCGCTGGAGAAGTTACTGCTTTCGGTAACGCTTCACCAACATTAGACTTTTTTAAATACGATGTAAAAGGAAACTCTAGCTTAGAGCAGACTATTACGTCAAGCAGAGAAAATGGAACTGTTTTTTACGAACAGACATTAAATCTGACATTAACTAAATTAGACTTAGCTACTCAACAAGAATTAATTGAAGTAGTAAAAGCTAGACCTCACGTAATGGTTGAGGATTACAATGGCAACTTCCTATTAGTAGGAGCGGTCAATGGAGCTGATTGTAGCGGTGGAACTATCGTTACTGGAGCTGCTATGGGCGATTTAAGTGGCTTTACTCTAACAATGGCTGGGCAAGAAACCTTACCAGCTTTATTTGTAGATTCGACTATTGTTGCTGCGGTTACTTCTGACACGCAAATATCTGCTTAAAAAGTAATAAGTAAAATAAAAGAGGGGTGGCTTAACAGTTACCCTTTTTTTTGTGCAAAATTGTAAAAATATACGTTATAATAGTATGAAGTTAATTAGTACAAGTGGAAACAAGACGTTTTATGTTATACCTAGAAAATATAATACTGGGGACTTGACTGTAAAACTAAGAAGTGAGACAACAAATATTAGCATAGAGGTTACTTCTACACCTATTATAGAAGGTAATTACTTAAAATTTGATGCAGTTTTTGGCTCTCTTATAGAAAATAACTTTTATAACTTAGAACTAATAGCTAGTAATGGGGGTGACATTGTCTATAAAGACAAGATTTTCTGTACTAATCAAACTATTAACCAGTCAAACAATGATTACTACGACATAAATAAAGATCAATATATCACAGAGGATAGCTATAATAACGATTACGTAATAATATGAGCATAAGAATTGTAAATTTAAGTACCTATACTACTCCAGAGGTCAAAGAGTT